CGAACTGGAACGTATCGCAGCACTGCGACCGGACCATGAGAAGTTACTCGAACTTGCCGATAAGGTTGAAGCGTTGGCTGGCACTGTCACCGTTAGCAAGGCGTCGATGGATCTGTTGAGCAACGTCAACAAGCGGATTGTCGGTTGTGCGGCAACGATTCGACACGCTGTCAATCAGGCAATGCAAAACGAGTAAGTTGACACCAACGAGGCACAAGAACAGGGGGTGCAAGTGAGCTATCAGGACTTCATAGCAGGTAAGCACAGGCGAGCGTCCGATTGCGGTATCGACGTCAGCGACGGCGAAATCAATCCGTATGCGTTTGAGTTTCAGCGAGCGATAGTCAAGTGGGCCTGTAAGAAAGGGCGGGCGGCGATCTTTGCGGATTGCGGGCTTGGGAAAACGTTAATGGAATTGGCATGGCTGGACACACTAACAATGAAAGGCCAGATCAAGCGGTCATTTATTCTTTGTCCAATTGCTGTTGCCAATCAGATCGTCGACGAGGCACAGAAGTTTGGCGTCAATGTCGAGATCCGCATTTGCGAGTCATCGGCTGATGTTAAAAGCGGAATCAACGTCACTAATTACGAGAAACTGCACAAGTTCGATCCGAGCGACTTTGACGCGGTTGTGTTGAACGAAGCAAGCGTACTCAAGAACGCACAGGGCAAGGTACGCAAGCAGATCACTGAAGCGTTCCGGCAGACGAAGTATCGTATGTCAGAAACTGCAACGCCAGCACCTAACGATCACATGGAGTTAGGGACGCAATCGGAGTTCTTAGGTTGGATGCAACGTGATGTCATGCTTGCCAACTACTTCATCCACGACGGAGGAGACACTTCGAAATGGCGTTTGCGTGGACATGCAGACCGGGATTTCTGGGACTGGGTCGCATCGTGGGCAATGGCAATCACTAAGCCGTCTGACATTGGATTCAATGACGATGGCTACGACCTGCCGGAGTTGAAAATCCACGAGCACATTATTCAGTGTGAGCAGGAAGCGACAGGACATTTGTTTCATCCAGGCGGCAAGGTGTCGGCTACCAACGTCCACAAAGAGAAGCGACGAACGATTGAAGCAAAAGCCGTTGAAGTGGCCAAGCTCGTAAACGGCTCCGATATACCGTGGGTAATCTGGTGTGACACAAACCACGAGGATGAAGTTCTGCGTCGTTACGTTCCCGATGCAGTCGTCATTCGCGGAAACGACAAGGACAAAGCTGAGAAACTGCAAGCATTTACACGTGGCGAAATTGATAAGTTAATCACCAAGCCGAAAATTGGCGGCTACGGAATGAACTGGCAGCACTGCAATAACACGATCTTCTTCGCCTCGTACAAGTTTGAGGATTGGTATCAGGTCATTCGTAGGTTTTGGCGGTTCGGTCAGAAGTTGCCAGTCAACGCACACTTGATGATGTCAGAAGATGAGATCGGCATTGCCAACGTTCTCAAACGTAAGCAGCACGACTTTGAACGCATGGCCTCGGAGATGGCAATCAGCATGCGTAGCGGAATGTTACAGTCGCTTGGTTCACGCCAAGCCATCGCAGACTACACACCTAACAAGCAAATTCAATTACCGGAGTGGATGCAATGCCAGAATGTTTGAACCAAGAGATACACGAACAGTTTACCGTCATGCACGGTGACTGCTGCGAGCTAGTTAAGAGCCTGCCTAACGACTCAGTAGGATTTACGGTTTTCAGCCCGCCGTTTGCCAGCTTGTACACGTACAGCGACAGCGAACGAGACATGGGGAATTGTTCAAGCGACGAAGAATTCTGGCAGCATTTCAACTTTCTAATTCCTGAACTTTTGCGGTCGACTAAGCCTGGCCGAAATTGCAGCGTGCATTGCATGAATCTGCCGACGACCAAGCAGCACTCAGGCTACATCGGCATTCGAGACTTTCGCGGGGATGTCATACGTGCGTTTGAATCCGCAGGTTGGATTTACCATAGCGAAGTGTGCATTTGGAAAGATCCCGTCACGGCAATGCAACGCACTAAAGCACTTGGCCTGCTGCACAAGCAACTCTGCAAAGATTCGTGCATGAGTCGTCAAGGAATTCCTGATTATGTTTGCACATTTCGCAAGCCGGGCGAAAATCCCGATCCAGTGCAGGGAGAACTTGACTACTTCGCGGGGGACAGTGAAACATTTAGAAGTGAAGGTCGAATGTCAATCGACGTATGGCAGCGTTATGCATCGCCTGTCTGGATGGACATCAACCCATCGAGGACATTGCAATATCGCTTAGCCAGAGACAACGACGACGAACGTCACATTTGCCCTTTGCAACTCGATGTTATCGAACGCTGCATGCAATTATGGAGCAATCCCGGTGACATCGTCCTGTCACCATTCGCGGGAATCGGCAGTGAGCTTTACACGGCAATTAAGATGGGACGTAAGGCAGTCGGATTTGAGCTGAAAGACTCCTACTATCCGATTGCAGTTCGGCATTGCTATCAGGCAATTGAAGAGTCACGGCAACAATCACTATTCTAAGGCGGCAAAATGAGACGACCGAGCGAAATCGTAGAAGCGGTGTGCGAACAGCACGAGGTAATTCGAAGTCAATTGTTAGGACGTAGCAGGATTACTGAAATCGTGCGAGCACGTAAAGCACTGGTCAAGGAATTGTCACAAGAGGGCTATCAGATTTGCGAAATAGGCAGAGTTATAAACAGAAAGCACGCAACTGTGATTCATTTGCTGCGAAACACGCGATCGCCACGTAGCAACATTTTCCGACAAAAGCAAGAGAATTGCCGGATTAGTATTTACGAATAAATCCACGTTGCAACAATGTCTGTTGCACCAACCACACAGATACGCTACGAAACGAGAAGCCCTTCTTTTGGGTCCGTCAATCGTAGCGTATCTACGGTTGGTGCAGCGGACCTGAAAGAAGGGTTTTTTCATGCCAAGCGAAGTTGTAATTGTTTCGGAATCGCGTGAACTCTCACTACAAGAGCAACGGACGCTCGAAGCGTGCGAGGCTGACATTGCAAAAGGGATCGAGTTGCAAGCTAAGGCATTGCAGACGATTCGGGATCAAAGGCTATATCGGAGAGAGTTTGCGACGTTCGACGAATATCTTGCCGACCGCGTTGGGAAAAGTCGGCACTGGGCAAACCGGCAAATTAACTATATTGAGGTGATCAGGAATATCACAGAGTCCGGTTTGGTGCCAATTGGCACCAAAATGACAGAAGCGGCGGCACGCGAAGTTTTTGATCTTGAGCCGCAACAACAGGTCGAAGTCGTCAAGTCAGTTGTCGATTCTGGCGAAAAGCCGACCGCGAAGAATATCAAGCAAGAACGGCAGAAGATTGCACCAAAGCCAGAGCCAACACCACAGCAGCAGGTAAAAGACTTTTTTGGAGACAAACCGGAACAGGCCAGTGAACCGGAACCTGAACCAGAGCAACCAAAGCAACGCGACCGCAATGAAGAGATCCGATTGCAACGCTCGAAGACGATAAAGACGTGCGAGGCGTTACTACGGGCTATTGACGATTTGCATTTGATGCTACCACGTCGACAGAAGCAGGACGTTTGCATTGATCAGACGAAAAGAATATTGGAAGTCTTGAGGAGCTGGACATGATACAGCTTCCTGAACTGTACCCACACCAAGAGGACATGCGTGATAGTGTTAGATCATCGGTCGCCAAGCATGGACGGTCGATCTTGTGTGCTGCACCAGGAACAGGGAAGACACGCACAGCAAAGTGGATACTTGGGGCAGCGGCGAACAGGAACCGCCACGACAGGATTAGCGGGTTCAGCTTGTTTACAGTTCAGAAACGCGGGCTTGTTGACAACGCCGTGAACTCTTTCAGCGAGGAACCATATCTACCGCATGGCGTGATTATGTCGGGTCGACAGCCGATGTGGGGAAAACGAACACAAGTAGCATCCATTGACACTCTTTTGTCATGGTTTATTGAAGACGACAAATACAGCTTAGATTACACGTTCGACTTGATCGTCTGGGATGAAGCTCACAGCCATCACCCGAAGTTTGCACGATTTCTGTTACGGCATGATGCGAAACGTTTAGAACTTGGCATGCCACCTGCTTATGTTGTTGGGTTGACAGCAACGCCAGAAGCGGACGGTCTGGCTGATGTTTACAAAGAAATTGTATTAGGTCCGTCAACATCGTGGCTCATCGAACACAACTACCTGTCACCGTTTCGCTACTTTCGGGCTACGGAAGGGCAGTTAGACAAGCTCAAGAAGCGGGGAGGCGAATACACAAACAGCAGCGTTGCAGAGGCAATGGATGGATTGGCGGGCGATCTGGCTCGTGACTGGAAACAACTTGCGGAAGGGCGTCCTACGGTTGGATTCTGTCCGCGACGATCA